TGGCAGGACTTCACAGGCGAGAAGGCAACGCTCGAAGCTACAGGCCAGACCTATGAGGAACTCAAGGCAGATCGCGAGGCCGCATGACACGCGGAGAACAGGTCTGCAAATTCGTCGAGGCATTCTGTCCGGTGCCGGAGGGCAAGCTAGTCGGCCAGCCTCTCAAGCTGATGGCGTTCCAGCGCAAGTTCATCTTGGATGTTTACGACAACCCNAAAGGCACAAGCCGCGCTTACCTCAGCGTCGGCAGGAAGAACGGCAAGTCGGCTTTGATCGCGGCGATCCTGTTGGCGCACATCGTGGGGCCAGAGGCGAGGCAGAACAGCCAGATCATCAGCGGCGCTCGCAGCCGTGAGCAGGCCAGCCTTGTGTTTAAGTTGGCAGAGAAAATGGTCAGGCTTTCTCCGCGTCTGTCTCAGCTAATCAAAATCGTGCCTTCTCAGAAATCTTTGGTCGGATTGCCGATGAATGTTGAGTACCGGGCGATCAGCGCGGAGGCTGGCACCGCTCACGGCTTGTCGCCTGTCTTGGCGATTTTGGATGAGGTCGGTCAGGTCCGCGGCCCGACTGACAGCTTCATCGAGGCGATTGAGACTGCGCAGGGTGCGCACGACGACCCGCTGTTGATTGCGATCAGCACGCAGGCTGCGACTGACGGCGATCTGTTTTCGATCTGGCTGGACGACGCAAAGAACGCCAAAGACAAACGCATCGTGAGCCACGTCTACACCGCGCCGGAGGACTGCGATGTCATGGATAAGGCTGCGTGGAAGGCGGCGAACCCGGCGCTTGGTGAGTTTCGCAGCCTGAAGGACGTGCAGGACTTCGCCAAGCAGGCGGCGCGGCTTCCGGCAAAGGAAAACAGCTTTCGCTGGCTTTTCCTGAACCAGAGGATTGAGGCGACAAGCCCATTCCTAAACCGTGGCGAGTGGGAGGCGAACAAGGCATCTCCGCAGATCGACAGCGGCGCAACGTGCTTTGCGGGCTTGGACCTGTCATCCAGCCGAGATTTGACGGCGTTCGTGATGGTGTTTCCTGACGGTGACAAGTATCACGTCGTGCCGCAGTTCTTTATGCCTTCTGACGGCATCAGAGAGCGCGCCAAGGAGGACAAGGTTCCCTATGACGTGTGGGCCAAGCAGGGATTCATCACGTTGATTGACGGGCCTGTGATTGTCCCTGCGGTGGTTGCGCAGCACGTTGCCGAGGCGGCGCAGGACTTTGACCTGCAAGTTCTGGCCTATGACCGATGGCGCATCAACGACTTCACGCGCGAATTGGACACGATTGGCGTGCAGTTGCCGATGCAGCCGTTCGGTCAGGGNTTNAAGGACATGGCCCCNGCTGTTGATAAGCTNGAGCGGCTTGTGGTNGATCATAAGCTGGCGCACGGTGACAATCCTGTTTTGAACATGTGCGCGGCCAATGCGATTGCGGAACGCGATCCGGCTGGCAACAGGAAGCTAAACAAGGCCAAGTCTATCGGCAGGATTGACGGGCTGGTCGCTCTGGCTATGGCACTGGGCAGCGAGGCTATGGTTGAGGCTGTGACGGCCTCATCGCCTTGGGATGATGAGAGCTTTAGTCTTAGCTTTTAATGTTGTATAGTTCGGGTGGAAGGATGTTCGTAGCAGCCCTCCACCCTTTTCACTAAAGCGAAATGGAGTTCGCAAGATGAATAATAATCATTTACCATCGCCAGATATGTTGAGCAAGCTTCTCAAATACGAGCCACTAACAGGCAAATTGGTTTGGAAGGAGAGGGGCCAAGAGCTTTTTTCTGAGGGAAAATTCTCAGCCTTCAAAAGTTGGAATACAAGGTGGTCCGGCAAGGAGGCGTTCTTCTCTTTTGATACGCATGGATACCTTTCCGGGCGAATATTCGGAAAAACGCACCGCGCTCACAGGGTTATAATTGCTATGACCACGGGGTTTTGGCCAGACGGGGATGTGGACCACATAAACGGAATAAGGTCAGACAATAGAATATCAAATCTTCGAGTTGTTTGTAGGCAGGAAAACTCTAGAAACGCATCTAAATCAAGGCGAAACACTAGCGGAACAGTAGGAGTGTCTTGGTCAAAAAAAGACAAAAGGTGGAGGGCCGGCATCTGCGTTGATGGAAAAGAAATATATCTTGGAAATTTTCTAAATATAGATGATGCGGTTAATGCTAGGCTGCGCGCAAATCAAAAATATGGTTTTTCTCATGGGCATGGGAAGTAGCTTGAGCGACCCCAGCTTTACCATAAGCGCTTGATGTGCTAATTTGCTGCAAACATCGAGGACGCTCGTGATGGCATTATTTGACCGCTTCCGCAAAGCGGAGACGCGCAATCTAGAAAACCCCAACGCTCCTGTCTCAGCAGAGGACTTTCTGCAAGTGATGGGCTGGGGCGAACTGACCGCAACGGCTGGTGTGACGGTCAACACCGACACGGCTCTTGGCGTTCCTGCGGTCTGGGCTGCGGTCAACTTTCTCAGCGGCACGCTCGCGGGCCTTCCGCTGCACGTCTACCGCAAGACATCTAAGGGGCGTCAGCGCGCAACAGGTCCGCTTGAGGGCATCCTGCACGACGTCGCCAACGACAGCATGTCGTCGTTTGAGTGGCGCAAGTATATGTTCGACCAAGTGTTCACTGGCGGGCGCTGCGTGACCTATATTGAGCGCTCAGGAAGTGGCGTTGTCAAAAACTTGTGGCCGCTTGACCCGCAGAAAACGCGCGTCGAGCATCGCACCGAAGGCAAGCGTCAGATCAGGGTGTATATCTGCAACGGCGTGACCTATGCGGCAAACGAGGTCATCGACGTTCCGTTCATGCTCAAGTCAAACGGCGTTGATGTTCGCGGCCCTATCTCGACCAACCGTGACGCCATAGGCATGGCGATTGCAGCGAGCCGCTACGGGGCCAAGGCGTTCCAAAGCGGTGGTATCCCCCCTGTTGTGCTGCAAGGGCCTTTCCAGAGCGGCGCTGCGGCTGCACGGGCATCTGATGACGTGGCCAAGACCACGGCAAAGCTGGCGCGTGAGGGTCGGCCCGTTATGGCGCTGCCGATGGGCCATGAGATGAAGCAGATCGGGTTCAATCCTGAGCAAATGCAGTTGATTGAGTTGCAACGCTTCAGCATCGAGCAGATCGCCCGCATTTACAGCCTGCCGCCTGTTTTCTTGCAAGATTTGACGCATGGGACATTCAGCAACACCGAGCAGCAGGATTTGCAGTTCGTCAAGCACACGCTGAAACGCTGGATTGAGCAGGTCGAGCAAGAGATGAATCTGAAGCTGTTCCCGCGCGGTTCCAAGCAATACGTCGAGTTCAATGTTGATGGCCTTCTGCGCGGTGACTTCAAGACCCGTATGGAAGCGCACGCGACCACAATTCAGAACGCGATCCGCACGCCCAACGAGGTTCGGACTATCGAAAACATGCCTCCGGCTGAAGGCGGCGACAGTCTGATGGTTCAAGGCGCGACTGTGCCTATCACTCAACAGACGGGAAGCCCTGATGCCGACACCGAATGAGGCTATGCGCGAGGAGGCCGAGCGCGGCCTTGCTTGGCGTCGTGAGTTTGGGCGCGGCGGCACTGAGGTTGGGATTGCGCGTGCGCGTGACATCTCGAATGGCGAAAATCTGAGCATGAACACGGTTCGTCGCATGTCTAGCTACTTCGCGCGACATGAGGTGGACAAAGAGGCAGAAGGCTTTCGGCCCGGTGAAGATGGTTACCCAAGCAACGGACGCATCGCGTGGGCACTTTGGTCTGGTGACGCAGGCCAGTCTTGGGCCAACCGTATCTTGGAGCAAGAGGACGACGAGCGTGGCTGTGTGGACGCAGACGATGGTTCTGTGTTACATTCGGCAAAAGATATGGAGGCCAACATGGCTCAACGTGAAATCCGCGCTGGTGCGCAGCCTCTCGAAATTCGTGAGGACGAGGACAAGGCAATCCGGGTTTCGGGTTACGCTGCTGTTTTCGGTGAGGAAACAAACATCGCGGGCATGTTCACTGAGGTGATCGAGCGCGGCGCGTTTGCCAGCGCGATTGAGCGTCAGGATGACGTGGTGTTTCTTATCAACCACGAGGGGCTTCCGCTTGCTCGCACGCGGTCCGGCACGCTTCGGCTGACTGAAGATGAGCGCGGCCTATATATGGAAACGGAGCTGGACGGTTCTGACCCAGACGTTCGCAGCATTGTTCCCAAGATGAAGCGCGGCGATCTGGACAAAATGTCGTTTGCTTTCGTGCCTACGCGGCAGGAATGGGACGACAGCGGCGACATGCCCAAGCGCATGATCCGCGACCTACAGTTGCACGACGTGGCGATCGTCACGACGCCCGCTTATGCGGGTACAGAAATCGGCCTGCGTTCGCTTGAGGCGCACCGGTCTGAGCAAATTAAAACACAAGCAGCGCGTCGCCTTCGCATGAAAGCAAAGCTGCAAGAATAACGGCGGTTCCCGCTCGTTTGGCCCCCATCCCAAGCCCTTGGGCAAGGCACTTGAAAGGAGATCAGCATGGCTGACCTTAAAACTCTGCGGGAGCAAATGGCGAACATCGCCACCGAGGCCCGCTCGAAACTGTCGGAAGTAACCGACGCAACAGACGAAGCCCGCGCCGCTGAGATTGAGCGTGAGTTTGACGCCATGATGGCAGACCACGACAAGCTGGCTGCTCGTGCAGACCGCATGGACAAAGTCGAAAAAGCACTTCGCGCTGGCGATGCTGTTGACCTTGACCGTCGTCCTACTTTTGAAAACCGTTCCGCTCCCGCAGTGGACGAAGGTTTCAAAATGGACTACCGCGCCGCGTTCGCTGAAATGATCGCTGCTGGTGGTGAAGGCTTTGTTGACCACGAAGTGCGCAATGTTCTCAAAGAGCATCGTGTGCAAACTGGTGGCACCACGACTGCTGGTGGCTTCACTGTCCCAACGGAACTGGCGACATTCATCGAAAAAGCGATGATTGCCACAGGCCCGATGTATGGCAACGACCTGTTCACTGTCATCAACTCCGCCGATGGCCGCACGTTCAACATCCCAACTGTTGACGACACTGCTGTCACCGCAGAGGCTCACACAGAAGGCACACAGCCAACCGACGACGGTGGCAAAGACGTGACCTTCGGTCAGAAGTCGCTGGGCGCGTTTGCCTTCGACTCTGAGTGGGTTCGCTGGTCCGCAGAACTGAACGCAGACAGCATCCTGAACATGGAAAGCCTGCTCGGTGAGTTGCTTGGTGAGCGTCTTGGTCGCATCGCCAACAGCAAGCTGACAACTGGCTCCGGTTCCTCGGATGTTGAAGGCATCGTGACCAACTCGGCAGAAGGTAAAGTTGCAGCCGCAACCAACGCCATCACTGCTGACGAGATCATCGACCTGATCCACTCTGTTGATCCTGCCTACCGTTCCTCGCCCAACACTGCGATCATGATGGCAGACGCCACCTTGGCAGCTGTGCGCAAGCTGAAAGACGGCGACGGCAACTACCTCTGGCAGATGGGCAACTATCAGGCTGGTATCCCACAGAGCCTCTTGGGCTACAACATCGCTGTCAACCAAGCGATGGACAACGTGGGTTCCGGTGTTGACTCCAAGGTCATGCTGTTCGGTGACATGTCGAAGTTCTACGTCCGCAAAGTGGGCGCACCTTCGCTCTACGTTGCACGCGAGCGCTTTGCACCAGACTTCGGTATTCTCGGCTACATCCGCTTCGACGGTGTGCTGACGAACACCGCAGCCATCAAGCACCTCGCACTGGCCGCTTCCTAAGGTCAGCTTTTCGGTGGGGCGGCAAGTTCGCCCCACTTCCCAAGCTGACCCAAAGGAGGCAGATCATGCCAAAGGTTAAATTGCTCACCTCGATGGCTGGCATCAATTTTTCGCACAACGTTGGCGATGTGATTGACTGCAACGCGGCAGAGGCTCAACGGTTTTTGAAGGCTGGCATCGCTGAAGCCGTCGCAGCACCCGCTGCCAAGGTTGAGCGCGCCGTTAAGAAAACGACCACGCGCAAAGCGGTCTCTGAGGAATAGAAACCATGCAGCCATTGCAGAATTTCAACGCATTGCAGCTTGTCACGGCACCAGCAACGACGCCGATAACGCTTTCTGAGGCGAAGGAGCAGTTGCGCGTTGAAAGTTCTGACGATGACGTGATTTTGACCCGTCTGATCAACGTGGCTGTGGCCTATACGGATGCCAAGGGCGCGCTTGGTCAGGCTATGATTACGCAGACATGGGGCCAATGGATCGGGCCAAACCCAACGCAGACAGTGCGGTTGACGCTTGGGCCAATCCAATCGGTGACTGCGGTCAAGTATTACGACGTTGATGGCGCTTTGCAGACGGACACCTTGAGCAATTATGAGGTGTTTGGGACGGGTTCAGCGACGACGATCGGGCCTAAGTCTGGGCAGAATTGGCCTGTCACACAGGATCGACCCGACGCGATCAAGGTGGAGTACGTCGTGGGCTACGGTGATGCGACAACAGACGTTCCTGAGACGATCCGCCATGCTATGATGCTGATGGTAGGTCACTGGTACGACAACCGCGAGCAGACGGGCTTCGATGAGCTATCCAACATCCCGTTTGGCTATGAAGCCCTTCTGAAC